CTGCTCTGGACTTGCATTCCAAACTGATTGGTAACTTCCGTCTGGCTGCTGGACTAAGTAACAAGTCTTCTCCCGACACGCCCATACTAACTGAGCGTACATCATCGTGCTCCAAGTCGAACTTGGCAAGTATTAGATCTCTTACCCACTTTTGCAGGTGTCTTCCTTTGGACTTGGCGCTGCTCGGTTTCAAAGATTACGTCCTTTCTTACTTTAATCCACTGCTTAGGTATATGCATACGGGCATTGCTGTTGTCCATACTAACTGTACTAGCAATGCATACTGCTGAATCGTTCTCATCAATAACCCATCCGATAGTGTGACATAAGTGTACTTCAGCTTTGACATCCTCTTGCCACTCAACATCTGCTACTGCGTCAACCCATTGGACGTATTGAAGAGGGCTGGTGACCAAATCTGATTTTCGTTTCTTCGTATCCATAACAATTGTCCGTTCTCTAAAACTCTAGTTTCATCGTTGTCATAAGCTTTTAATACAGCTTTGTACATATCTTCTTCTGTCTTACAATCTTCAAGAATCTTTTCAGCTTTCTTAGGGCCGATTCCTTTTAGACCAACAATATTGTCAACCCTATCGCCAGTAAGAATCTGCGTATAAAAATGTTTGATAGCTTGTTGATCATCAATAAAGTATTTCTTATCTTTAATAAAGTTATAATGCCAGCCTCTAATCATATCTAAATCTTTGTCGATAGACATAACCACATAGTCTTCAGTATCTTCATATGAATAAGCTTTAATACCTATAGCATCATCTGCTTCTTGTCCCTCTATTAACTCACAACCCCACGCCTTTATTAGGTACTCCCTAATTAACTCATAATGAATTGGTTTGTCTGCTGTCCTGTTTCCTTTATATGGGGCGGTAACAGCAATATCTTTTCTGAAATTATTGGAGCCAGTGAGATAACCTTGATAGTCGCCTACCCAAGGCTTCATCACTAGCTCCTCCATAAACTCAGCGGTGCGTGCTATGCAAATCTTTTCGTTGACATCCTGAGATGCAAACCCGATTCGATAGCACACAATGTCTGCGTCAATGAGAGCAAGCATTACTTCCGAAGAAACGTAGCCATTGCCTCAAGAGCCTGAGCCGCCTGCTTCTTACTTGAGAACTCGTTGTCGTTGATGGTAACAGTACCATCGGAAGCAACAGAGAACTTGAAGTAGTCCTGCAACCCAAAGATTTTATCACTACCTGGAACAGAAACCTCAAAGGAGGATTCTACAGGAGATATCTTTACAGATAGCTTTGGGTTAGAGGCGGGTGTCTTTTTCATTTAGTATCCTTTCATTTAGATAGTTATCTATTTACAGAACATCAATAGCTTCTTCAGTGTTACCAACATACTCAATAAGATTAGTAATAGTTAACTTATTGATACCAGCAGCAACGCCGCTCTTGCCGTTTTTGTTATAAGCATAAGGCTTGATCAACGCAATACCTCGTGAACCATTACCTACTTTTGCTGTTACCTTATTACCATCTGAGTCAACCGTAGTAATAGGATAGTTCTTGGACTTAGCCGTAATAAAAAATCCTTTGTCTTCTTTGTTACGAACAGGGATACCAATCTCTTCCAAGGCTTTGATTGTATTCTTGGATAGATTACATAGGTCTACCTGATACTTACCAGACATCTGGTTAGGTGTGTCTAAGAAAGCCCACATAATATCTGCTTCAATTTTAAAAGGTTTTAATTCCATAATGTTCTCCTGAACAAGTTAATAAATAAGTACTACCATAATAGTATACCACATCAATGAAGTTTGTCAACATCCTGTGGACGAGATTTCATATCGTGAAACAAGGCCATCATGAAGGCTGTGCTGAAGATGGACTTGAGGTCTTCCATGTCCTTAACAGAAGTCTTCATGCTGACTGTTCTGTCCTTCTTTATGCACAGGAATACTACGTCCTCCATGTCAGCCCAGAATTCATCGTCCTTGTCTAGTGGGTGTTTGCCCATGTTTTCCCTTTCTTGTATTCACCATCTAATGGGCAGCGTAACCCAAGTAACTGTCCTGCTTCCTTGATACTACTAACTGCTAACTCTCCTACTAAATCCGCATCAGCATCATCGCATTCGATTTGCCATTCGTCATGTACATTGGCTACAAACTGTGCGCTAGGTGCAAACTTCCTCAGCTTACTGTCCAACAATACTAGTCCTTGCTTCATCACTATCGCACCAGCACTCTGGAGTAGCGTGTTAAGTGCTGCGTGTGCGGAACGAACTTGTAATTTCCTACCGTCAAGACCTGGTAGCGTCCCTTTCTTTGATAAGATTTCAATCTTGTTTCTAAGATACGCGAGAGCAGGAGTGTTCCGAAGAAAATTATTGAGTAGTCTTTGACCTTCGTTTGACGAACCACCAACAATCTTCCCGATCTTGGTAGGTCCTGCCCCGTATAGTAAAGCGTAGATGAATGTCTTTGCTTGCGCTCTAGTCTGAAGACCTGCCGCAGTCTGGTTTTTGGTGTGGATATCACCTTCAACGATTTCTTTAGCATACTGTTCATCCTTCATATAATGTGCAAGCATACGCAACTCAAGACCAGAGGCATCAGCGCCAACCAAAGTCTTACCCTCATCTACTGTCCAACACTCCCTACACTCTACACCCCACGGACTTGAGCTACTAGGAACCTGTGCCATGTTAGGGCTGTGGTGCGTCATTCTACCTGTGACCGCTCCGTTGGTGATGACCTTACCGTGAACCCTGTGTTCGTCAGATACAAACTCAAGCCAGGACTCAACCTGAGCCACCCGTTTCTGAAGCAATAAGTACTCGGCAATGAGCTTTGCTTCTGGAATATTAACACCATCCAAGACTGCTTCATCGACTATCACTGCCCCCTTCTCAGTGTGCTTAGTAGGTTTCCATCCCAGGTTCATCAGGCGCTTGGCAATCTGCTGCCTCGAGCCAGGATTAAATACTTCAACATCGTCCTTCAATTGCTTGCCTGTCTTCTCGCTAAACCTTTGAGTGACAATAGGCGGGAATACTTTTTGTAATTCCTCCTCGATGTCTGACAACCTACGCTTCCATTGACCAAGCAAGCACTGAGCTTTCACAGTATCTAGTTTAAAGCCGTGGCGCTCCTGCCTAGCAATGATAGCTTGAACCTCCAAGCAAGCACTGAGCTTTCACAGTATCTAGTTTAAAGCCGTGGCGCTCCTGCCTAGCAATGATAGCTTGAACCTTGTGCTCTAACTCAATCGACTGTTCAGAGAAACCTTTTAGTTCCTGCTGCAGGTAGAGATACAAATCACCACAGATTCGTACATCTTCCTGGCAGTAGTAAATCATATCATCGCTCAGGCCGCCCTCGAAATCTTCGAACTCCTTCTTGGTTCGGCCTACTAGCTTTGCGAGTTTTGCTAGGCTGTGTCCCCCATCTCTGCTTGGGTTTGACAGTCTTGACATAACCAGTGTATCCTGCACTTGGTTCAACTTGATCGTAGTCTTCCAGACTCTGTTCAGCACTGGAAAGTCGAAGCATATCCCGTTGTGTGCTATCAGTAACTTTGCTTTCTGAATGAATTGATTGAAGTCTTGTGCGCTTGTCCATGTCCTTACTTCTTTGGTGTCAATGTCATAGGTACAACAAACCCATATCTTGTCATGGGCTGTGTTCGTTTCAATGTCAAGTGCTAGTCGCATGAATGTAGATTCCATTTGCTACGGTATTAAATATTTTATCATATCCCATGCCTTTTAGCAAGTCATCAAAGTCTTGTATCTGTCCCTCATTCTCAGCACAGATTACCTTTGGCCTTGCTTCCATACTCATAAGCACTGGGTAGTCGTAGCCTTCGATGTCGATACACAGCAGGTCAGGTACATACAAACTCTTAAACAAACTATCGATTGTAACCACAGGGATTTCCCTAACCTCTTGAATCTTGAACCAGGGATAGTCAGAGACAAACTTCTCAGCCTTCTCCTTATCAAAGGTATTCCTGCCTGAGTAGCCATCAATCATATAGAAAGGCATCGTACCAATTGAGCAGCCAACACCAACATTCAGGATGTTATCCTCTGGCCTAGCTAACTCGAAGCCACCAATCTGATTAGGGTTAGCCTCGATGCACACGCCTCGCCAGCCGCGCTCATACAGCAGCGCAGTGTTACTGATGTTCCAGGGATTGTGTGCTCCTACATCAAAGTATCTTCCCTTCTCAATCCCTAACTTGTGAAACACATTCAACAGGATTAAGTCTTCTCCAAACTGCGAGTAAGTCTTATCACCGAATGCTTGGTCAGGATGTGCCACAGTTTCTCTCCTTCAGTATTGCCTCGATGTATCGTGCAAACTTCGCCACATCAAACTCCGCAATCTGCTTTACATTAAAGTCATCATCTTTAAGTCCAACCCATTTTGGCTGAGTTAGTGCTTGGCGTAGTGCTTTCATTCTTTCTCTTAATGCTTTGTTCCGTGGCTCACTCCAGTCCCAACTCCACGCCTCTAATACCGCCTCTGCTGCTTTGCGTAGGTCAGTCATGTATTCTTCTCCTTGAGTTTGGCTTCCATAACCTTTACCGAGAGCCTCCAATTGATAGCGTGTGGTAAGCCGCCGTTGATTTTGCACTCCTCAATTTCCTCATCAGTAGGTTTTTTGAACCACTTTATTGAGGGAACTTGTGCCCAACTAGAAATGTTCTCAATGGTTACATACCCCACAGGCTCTTGTTCCGGTTGCGCTAGTGCTTGGCGTAGTGCTTTCATTCTTTCTCTTAATGCTTTATTCCGTGGCTCACTCCAGTCCCAATCAAACGCTTCTAGCACCTGCTTTACTGCTTTGCGTAGGTTCATAGATCCTCCACGATTGTCTCACTCATGCGTCCAGTAACCCTGTCATAATACAGACCACAGGCAGGTCCAGTCAACCCGCTGAAGCGATTCTTCAGCACTCGAACCTTGGTGGTGTGGCGTTCTTTGAGGTCCTCAGCCTGTCCGTTACGCTCTAGACCTAGCACCATGTCAGACAGTTGACCAATCGAACCTGAGCCTCGTAGTGCAGACAGAGAGGTACTTGCTCCTTCCTCATGTCCCTTGCCATCAGGACGCTTCAGATGCGAGACACAGAACAAAGCAATGCCTGTCTCTTGCACAATCATTCGCAGCTTGGTCATGATTTCATCCAGTGCCTTGCGCTCGTCACCATTCTCCTGGGCAGACACAACAATAGACACATGGTCGAGAAAGATATACCTGCAGTCAAGTGCCTTAGCCATGAACCTGACCCTATTAATAATATTATCAATTGCAGTTGAACCAAAGTGATCGAATAAGAACACACGCCCTGTGCCTAGAGTGGAATCAAAAGCAGAACGAAGTTCCTCAACAGTTGCCTCAGTGTCTGGTAGATGCAGTGGCTTGTTAGCTGCCAAACTCATCAAGCTTTTGGCAGTACGCTTAACTGACTCCTCTAGAAACAGCAGTCCTATATTCTCATCAGATGTGTTATTCAGGATGTGAAACACAATCTCTCTAAGAAACTGTGACTTACCTAATCCTGAGCCAGCAGTAATTGTAACTAACTCGCCCTCTCTGATTCCATAGGTCAGATCATTCAACCCAGAGTAAGGATACTGAACCTTGGAACGCTCGACTGGTTGGTTTACTAGCTCCCATAACCCAGCACCGTCAATGATTCCATCAGGCGTGAATCTCTCTGCCTTCCACCATAGATCAACAAACTCCTTTACTTCTCCTTTGTAGTTGAAGTCACAGGCGTCTTTAAAATCTGAGCGTCCCTTAAATATCTTGGCTTTAGTTCCAAGGATTTCAGCAACTTGTGCAGCAGCAGTTCTACCCGCATCATCGTTGTCAAAACAGATGACGATATTCTCGAATGAGTCGAGCCACTCATAATTCGCCTTGACATCCTGTGCTGCATTGCCTGCGCCATTCCTAACAGAAACCACAGGATACTTAGAACCAAGCATCTGATACGCCGCCGCAGCGTCAAACTCGCCTTCAGTAATCGTAACATACTTGCCTCCCTTATTGAATAGTTGCTGCCCGAAGAGAGTGCCTTGCTGCCAAGCACCTTCAATACTGAATCGCTTCTCGTCTGTGTTTCGTTTCTTGTACGCAACTAAGGTATCACCGTTATAGTATGGGAAGTAGTAGTAATTATCTTTACTACCAATACCATACTCGAGGCAGGTATCTCTAGTCAGCCCTCGCTCCACAACTGAGCCATATGTTAGCTCATGAATATTAGTCATCTTCGATTGAACCTTGGTCAGTGTTGGTTTCATATCACTCTTATTAAACTTCTTTTCTCCGCACTTAAAACATAAACTACCCCAGTCGTAGTAGGTCAATGCGTCTGAGCTACCACAATCAGGACAAGGCTGGTGCGCCTTTAACTGCTCACCCATTTGTATCCTCCTGGTAGGGACGGACAAACCACAAAGGACAGGACCGAACAGTACAGTTTCTGATCTCTTCGATCTGGTTACAGGAACAGTCAAAGCACTTGGCATTGATGCTCTTGCGTAGACTGGTCGGGTCTTTTCTCCAGTGGTCAATCGGGTTCTTCAACTTGTAGCCTGAAGTCTTCTTGCTTCTAGCCTTAGCTAGGTTCTCCAAGATAGGACTGGTCATTATCTTAAACTCCAAATAGATAGTTATCTATGGTTAGGTACTATACAAATAGGGGACAGCACACAACTCAGGACTGTTCCTTATCTAAAAGGCGCTTCTTGTATACTTCCAAGGCATCGCCAAGGACTGTATCCAGCCCGTGTCTCAGGGACAGATCAACAAAGTCTGAGACAACGAACCAGTAATGGGCTTCGTATCCTGTCTCAGCAATGAATCTTTCTTGGTCGTCTTCCACTATTTAGTTCCTTCTAAGTTAATAATAATAATTAATACTAAGTATCTACTTAATAGTTATTATAGCATAGTTAACTATCCATGTCAATACCATAATCCAAGCACTCATCGCTATCAAAATCATCAAGGTATCCATCGTCTTCTTCTTCAAGGTCACTCCTGTCAAGCGTTAAAACATCGTCCCTAATAGTATAAAAGCAAGAGTTACATAAGTCAAGATATTCGTTAGTATTAAGACCCTTGCGTGTTGATTCAAAATCTGTTAGCACAGTGTTGCAACTAAGGCATCTCATGTCTTATTGTTCCGTTCATTATGTAAGTCAATCATTAACTTTGAGATGTGTTCTTCTGCAATCTTGAGTTCGTTCTCTAGTCGCTCCATCCTGGTACGCATCATAAAGTTCTCGCGCTCTAGTTCTGCAATTACACCGCCCTCGTCCATGCCGTATGGTAATTCCACCTCGTATGGTACACCTGAAACCCTAGTCTTCATCTCTGTCTCCAAATATACACAACAACAATGCAAACAATAAGATACCAGTAAATAACCCTACATCTACCCAGGTCATTAGCGCATCGCTTCCATAGTCAGGCCAACATTACCCAATGCATAGCCCAGGAAAGCAATACCCAGGCCATGATGACCCTTGATTAGCAGGTCCACCGACACCACCAAATACACCAGCCCGATGATAGCAATTAAGGGCGCAGCCATGTTACCTCCCAACTATCAAACCCTTTCTTATTAGGGAACTTTTCACTCAACATCTCGATAGCTTTGCGTGTAGTATCAGGACCACACCACTTGATAAGTTCCTCAAGCTCCTCGTACATATCCTTGTAGTCAGAGTAGCGCCAGCGCAGTTCAATAAGGTCAGCACATAGATATGCCTCATCAAATTGCATATCCTTGATAACCTGCTCAAGCTCTGCAACTTTGTCCTCTAGTGCGTTGACCTCGTCATTGTGTGCGTCAATATGCACCCAGTCTTCTTGTCCAATGTAGCTCATTTTTCACCCCAGTTAAATTCATTAAGATCTAAATATTCTATAACCCAAGAATCACTTCCACTTCTGTCGTCAAGTATCTTTACAATTTGTGCATTAATACCATCCAACCATTCTATAGTACCTAATAATTCTTCGGTGTAAACATTTTTCTTTAAAAGAGTTAATTGTCTACCCGCATCGTCAATATAGATTGCCATTTTCTTATCCTTTCGCTTATGTCTACCTGCTCCGCTACGCTGTGCGTGCTTTGCTACAAAATTCCTCTGCTTCATCATACACCTCCAGTATCTTCATCGCGCTACCAAGATACCATGTCCCGCCCTGAGACTTTGGTCTTTCAATCACAGCCATCGGTATGAAATTTACCTTAGCCCAGACACGATCACCACCTTGTCGTAGGTGTGGTGCGCTCATCTCTGAACAGATGTGCCAGCCAGGACGATAAGCATAGCCCTTAGTATAATGCTTTTCAAATTCATAGTAAATACCTGGACTAAGTCGTTGCTTACGATTAATAAACAGTGGGCCTAGTGTACCATCCTTGCGTTTACGAAACAATTTATAGCCAATCATACTAAACCCCTTGCAATAACAAGTATTGATGGGATGAATGTTATCATCTTTTTTAGTTTTGTCAAGCTAATCTTAGGCGATTGACTGTCACCATTTTTATCTGTACCCAGGACCAAAGCCTTACCACACAATGGACTATGATAGCCCTCAACCATAAAAAATTCTTGATTGTCCTTATACAAACCCATGTCATCAATATAAATAGTATCACCATTCCTATTGATTCGGACACAGTCAAACATTGGACAATCAATCAGCTTATAGATGTCCTCATAGTCTCCGCTATATTCGACTTCCTCTATACTACCCTCATAGGGATCAATAAGATATGCCTTCATACTACCTCCTCAATTCGATAGTCTTCTGGATTGCAGGGTTCTTCTAAATATCCAAGCTCGAAAAATTCTTCTTCGTCCCTAAAAAATCTTTCTAGTTCTGCAGCGGCCTCTTCCATGCTTGCAAAAGTTTGAGGTTGTCCGTTGACGAGCCAGACATTTTCGTTACCTAATAAGATAGCCCATCTCTTAGTCATGTTATGTCCTTAGATAATTATCTAAAACCCAATGTATATCGTTCATGCTTTCTCCAATGGTGTATAAATGGGTTTAAAAGCGTTTGAAGCAATCGAAGAGGCAGAAACATAAGCAGACCATTCGGCAGGGTCATACTCAAAAGCCTCTTCGGATTTCTCTCTCAGTCTCTCAGCGATAGCCTTATCGCAAGCAGCTTGCACAAAAGCGGCAAGCGTCTTAACTTGACTATCATTCAGGCATGGCAGCCCGTAAAGACTAGCCAGTTGTCTCAATTCAAAATAATTCATGCTCAAAACTCCTCGGTTAATTATCTAAAACCCGATACGCTTTAGCTGGTCCATCAACTTGATCTGTGCTGGAGTATGCTCGACATCATGCCACTCGTCAGCAATCTTGACCTTAATAATATCGTGTGCATACACAGACCCAGTCTCTGTAAATTCTCCGAACACAGTAGCCAAGCGAGTATTGCCCTTCATGTTGTCAGCAATCTCTGCCTCCCAGCCATTACGAAGTAACACATATGAGCCACGCTTTAAGTCATTAGTCTTCATGCAGTCTCCTTTTCTACATACAAGTCATCGCAACGAATCTTCATAACAGCATCCCGAAGAGAACGATAAGCAACCCGAATGTCAATCTCTGAGTGTGTGGTCCAGCCACCATTCTCGATCTCTTGGATTAAGTCTTGCATATGATAGAGCATATCATTAGTATCCATGTTTGTCAACCCTTTACTTGAATAAGTTTAATAACCTTAGCCTTTGACCTGCCGTGATACGGATAAGCAACAACAGGCGTCATCTTATCCCAACACTTGCGACAAGTCAAGCACTTTCCACCTTGTTTGTAAGCAGGACACACCCACGCACTAGTCTCTGTATCGTGATCAGGTATGATGGTGCTAGAGTTTAGATAAGTATCTACAATACTGCCATCAATAGCATCAGAAGAGGCCCTGACTGTAACATTAGGTAGGCTATGCATAGCCCTAAGAACAGGCTCAAACTTAGCAAACTTATGCATTCGAGTAGGTATCCAATGATTACAATCTGGCGTTTGCTGCATAACGGCATA